ACCACCAGCGTGTGAGTGACTGGTTTGTTGGCGTTCCCTTCAATGGATTGAAGACGAGGATGGAGGTAAGGCGCGGTGTCAGTCGCGCATGATTGTGACTTGGATGCGAGGCGCTCGGCTTCGTAGATTAGTTTGGAGCGCTGCTCATTGGCCTTTTCATTATCGCCTTTGATGGCAACAGCAGCGGCTCGAGCATTCAAAGCACGTGTGACATACCACATCATGTTGTCTTGCATCACTTGAAGCGGCGTAAGGTCGTTCTCTTTGATGACTGAGGCTTTGGCAGTGGAGACAACAGAACCAAGCGGCGCACGTTTGCGTCCTGACCCAGCTCTTGCTCCTCCGTTCTTCCCTGCCATTTTTGTGATCCTCACAGTTTTCAGTTGGAAATGATGTTTTCAGTTTTCACGGGGCCTTGCTGTAGGCTCGTGGCTGTGATAATGGACAGTCGCGCGCGCAGGTGCAATCGCTACATCGCTTTATGCTGTCTTGTAAACAAAAAAGTGCACTGCATGCTGATTTTTATGGGTAATAATATTCTGTTACGGACTAAGTAGGCACCACTCTTAGATAAAATGGCAGTTCGTAACACAATAATCTGTGGGAAATATTCTGTTACGATATTCTGTTACGGACTAAGTGGGCACCTTATAAGGGAAATTTGACTTTCGTAACAGAATAAACAGAATTTTGCGCTATTGTCGATATATTTTGAAAAGAGAAAAGATAAATTATATATAACAATAGGGAAAACGGGGCATATTCTGTTACGAAATTGTAAATTGCCTATGCAAATCAATAAGTTGCAGCCGTACACAATATCGTACAGAATAAAAAATATTCTGTTACGGAGCCCTAAAAGGTTAAAATTTAGCCTCCATCACATACCAAAACTATTTTATGTGGTCACGCAAATAACCATTTACAACGCCAACGGACTGTGCTTATATGGTTCTTATCAAGTATCCTTGCTGAGGAAACTATCATGACGAACAAACCAAAACCTAAAGTCGGAGACACATACCAGTGTGACGACTACGCTACTTTCCGCCTTAATCTCATAAAACATTGGTCCACAAAGTTCAAAACCAAGACTGAACTTTTGCCTGGCCACTGGGTTTATTTGTGGCGTGATGTCAAAAGCCTTTCCTATCGTTACTCATTATCCACAGGGACAAAAGAGATTGATGTAGGCGCAAGCCCGTCTGCCGCCAATCTTATGAAGCTGATATGGATGCTTACTCCTCCTTATGGAGAGTGCGTAGGCTATTACCATAATGGCGACCCGCATTGGAAATCACGTCACACCTGCCAATGGCCCGTGACCTGGGATAATGGAGACTTCAAATGACTCGTGTCAATGTTGTTCCTGTTGAAGAATTGTGCGACAAACATTTGCTTGCTGAGTACCGTGAATTGCCTAGAGTGTTTAAACTTGCGCGCCAACGGCTACCAGGAGAAAAGTTTCCTACTGCTTATACCTTAGGTGCTGGGCACATTAAGTTCTTTTATGATAAGCTGTTGTTTCTCACAGCGCGGTTTACTGACATTGTAAATGAGTGTGAAAAGCGTGGTTTTAACATAAAGTATTTTTCTGTGTTAGAGTTTTTGACTTGGGCACCACCCATACTTTATAAAACTTGGACGCCAACACCCGAAGCCTTAGCGCTTAACCGCGCAAGACTTGCAGAACGTATTTCACAATTTAAGAGGCCAAGCAAATGAGTGGACCTTATATTTTATGCCCTGGCGGTTGCGGCAAGAAGTTCATAAGTCAGGCGCACGCAGAAGCGCATGCTGACCTTGAGCACAAAGACTGGAAGTTGCCTAAGGTGCCAAAACGAAAGGGCTGGGTAACTCCGTTCGGCTTTGTAGACTTTAAAGAACCTGTTACATATGAAGAGGCGGTTGAGACCTCGAGACTTATGCACGAGTTTATGAAAGCGAGCACCAAATGAGCAGAACCTATGACCTGCTGGCTGGCAGAAACCAGGTGCTCTTAAAGCGTGCCGAAGTTGATGCTTTGCCTGATAATGACCCAAGCAAAGAGTGCCAACAAGCGGTGTGTGATTTATTCATGGCCATAACCGAGCGCGATGTAAGACGACACAGGGCAATAGCACAACGGAGAAATGAGTATGGTAGCCAAAGCGAAAACTAAACCTGCCCCATCTAAGACCAAATCAAAACCGATACCAATAGAAAATCCACGACGTCTGACAGAAGCAGGGGCCTTAGAGCTGGCCATTGCAGTTGCGCAGTGGTTTTATTATGAGAAGGACGAACCGATAATGTCAGACGCCAACTATGATGCGCTTGAGGCGCGTTATAAAAAGTATCTCAAGAAGTCAAAAAGTCCTGGTGGAATTATGCCAGGCATTCTTGATAAGCCAGGTTCGCCTGATACAATAAAGACATTGCTTCTGATGTGGAGGCAGTGATGCGCATACCGGAAGCTATACAAAGGGAGTTGGATAAATGCGAAACGACGTGGGAAATACGAGACGGCAAGAAACACAGGCAAGTGTGGGTAGCCGGGAAGTTTGTGGGGATATTCGCAACAAATGCCAAGAAGTCAACAACCGCAGGGCGTGGTGCAAAAGGTCTGTGCTCAGCTATTCAGAAGGCCGCGAGGGAAGCTTTAGATGGGTCCGTGCTGCCTAACCACCGGGTTTGTCCGGGTCATGCTTTAACAGAAGAAAGGAATACGCTATGATAGTTGCCTATTGCTATGCCGATGGAACATTGAAGTTCAATGGTAAGGTACCTGAGGGTGCCATTCAGGTATCCATTGCACCTGAGCGCCAACCTGACAAGAAGATGCGTGAGAACGACCAGGCAGTCAAGACCTGGCGTGAAAAGATTATCGCTCGCTGCCGCTTGGCATATGACAACAAGACTTTATTGGTGCCAGGTATTCCTGAGGCAGACACAATGGACCAGAAACTTGATGCGTTGATGCGCTTTAGGCAAATTATTGGAGACTGTCATGCTTGACCCTTTACCTTGGACTGAAGAAGAGAAAGACAGTATCATTGCCTGGTGGTCTGAGCAGAACAACAACAAGCCAATCAGTATGTCGACGAAAATGTTTCATAGGCTACTAGAAGGCGCGGCTGAGCGTGTTGTTGCTGACCGGGCCAATGAAATAAGGGTTCTTTATCCTTTTGTTAGGTCTGGCGACACTATCATTCCCATTGTGTCTGTTCGTGGAGATGAAACCATCATGCCTGCGCTGACAGGCGCCGCCAGAACCCTGGTCGGTAAGTTGCCTAAGCTCAAAGTCTCAACCTTCAAAGGAACCTCAAATGCGTAACATCATTCTCTACATCATCTTGGCTGCTTTTATGGCTGCATTACCAATTGCTTGTGTCTGGGTGGAAGGTGGACGACAAATTGAGCAGGACCAGTAAAATAGACGTTTACTAAACCGCATCGCTTGCGGCAATCTTATACCCGACAGCGGGCCAGTGCTGACTCTCCTCTATTACGCAGGAAGATTGTCGCACCAACCCCTCAGCAAGGCGAAGGCCCGCTGTCACCTAGTTCGCCGTGCTGGGGTCAAGTCTGAGGGGCTCAAGTTGACAAACAGTAATGCTACACGTGAGAAGAAACTCGCGGAGGACAAACTCATATCTTCTGGTCTGACTGGTGCGGACGCGGGACTATTGAACCTGTCAGCTCATACAGGACCGAATGTGGCCACTATGAGTTCGTCCTTCCGCCAGTTGCCTGCGCTCAAAATCCCGTATTTCAATATCGACGGAACGCCGATGCGGCCTTGGCCTAAGCATCCTCAGTTCTACCGTATCAGGTATCTTGAAGAGCCGAAGGATTATAAGGCGCTTAAAGGTGAAAAGCCACAACGTTATGGTCAACCTGCCGAGACTGGTGTTGCTGCCTACTTCCCGCTCAACGCAGACTGGCAGTCCATTGCCAAGGATAAAGAGCGACCCATCATTATAACCGAGGGAGAATTGAAGGCAGCCAAGGCTTGTAAAGAGGGCTTTGCCTGCATCGGTCTCGGCGGCGTGTACAGCTTCAAGTCCTCAAGATATGGCGTCACATTCCTGCCTTGTCTTGATAAAGAAGTGGACTGGGTTGGTCGTCATGTGTTTGTCTGCTATGACAGCGACTTCCGCTCCAATCAAATGGTCTGCGCTGCTTTGGTTGAGCTGTGTGAAGAGCTTATGGAACGCGGGGCTTTCCCTCATGTTGTATGCTTACCTGACGTCATTGCCGGCGGCAAGACCGGGCTTGATGACTTCCTTGTTGCACAAGGTTCCAAAGAATTTACGATGCTGCTTGAAGGAGCTTCGCCTTTAACACTGGCCAAGCCACTCTTTGAAATGAATAAGGGATTGGTTTATGTCAGAGACCCAGGTCTTGTGCTTGTTAAAAACCTTGGTCAGAAACTGGCACCTGCTGCATTTAAGGACCATGTGTACGCCAACCAAAATGTCGGCGAATATGTTTTTGGCCGTGATGGTGCAATCTCTTTAAGGAAAACATCTGCAGCAGGCTCTTGGCTTAAGTGGCCACTACGGTCCGAGGCTGCAAGGCTGACATACAAACCAGGCGCTGAGCGGCTTATCACAACAGGGCAGGATTTGCCTGACTACAACCTTTGGTCTGGCTGGGGCTGCCAGCCTGAGAAGGGCGACGCTTCGCAATTCGTCAAGTTGGTAGACCATATCTTTACCGGCGCTGAGAAGGGCGCCAAGGAGTGGTTCCTCAGTTGGTTGGCATATCCAATCAAATACCCAGGCGTCAAGCTTTACAGCTCTGTCGTCATTCATGGCATCAAGCACGGCACCGGTAAGTCATTGCTGGCCTATACAATGCAGGGGATTTATGGAAAGAACTTCACAGAGCTTAACCAGCGAGACTTGCACTCAGGGTTCAACGAGTGGGCAGAGTGCAAGCAGTTCGTCCTCGCCGACGATGTCACTGGTTCTAACAAACGTGAAGACGCGGACATTCTTAAAAAACTTATTACTCAAAAAACCATGCGCATCAATCAGAAATACGTACCTTCATACGAGGTGCCCGATGTGCTCAACTATTATTTCACTTCCAACCAACCTGACGCTGTGTTCCTTGAAGACGACGACAGACGATACTTCATCCATGAAGTTCGAGTGCCACCGTTGCTTGACGACTTTTACACTGAGTATGATTTGTGGCTTGAGTCAGGAGAAGGATACAGAACTGTCTTCCAATACCTGCTCGACTATGACACAGGAGACTTCAACCCGGCAGCCAGAGCCTTCCACACCTCAGCCAAAGACAGGATGGTAAGCGATGTCAAGTCTGACCTCGGTGCATTTGTTGCTAAACTTATCTCTGACCCGGACACGGTACTCCGAGTGGGCGAAAGCGCTGTTCTTGGAGATTTGTTCACGAACAAACAACTCCTTTCTATTTATGACCCAACGGGGCGGACTGGAACAACTGCAAATGGACTGGGACGAGAACTGCGAAGAGCCGGAGTGCCGCAAGTTCTGGATGGAAAAGTTGTCAGAGCTGGGCTTAGCGCCGACCGTTATTATATCCTTCGAGGCCAAACCAAGTGGCTTACCTCAGACCTCGCAGCAGTGACGCGCTATGTCAACCAGCTTCAGTCTGGTATGACACAAGACGAGACACAACCTCAACCCAAAGCCAGAAGAAAGAAATACTGATGCGTAAAACAGTTGACATGCGCGAAGACGACCGGCTTTGGATTACCGTCTATCATCTTTACACCGACGGGTCTATGTACATTGAAGGCTGGATGCGTCCATTTCCGCAGGCTGGCGACATTATCATTGACCGGTCTGGAAACAGGTTCGAGGTTGTTTCATCTATGACCTCACGTGACCCTAACAAAAACTTTGAAGCGACTGTGAAACCGATGGTGAAGAAATGAGTAAGGAAAAAGACCTCTTATTGCTGGGTATTGTCAAAGCAAATCCGACCAAGCAAGACCTCAAGACTGCATATCTCCACAAAGCCAAGGTGCTTCATCCTGACATGCAAGGTGGAAGCCATGAGAAATTCCTTGCAGTTCAAACGGCATACCAACGCCTCATTACAGGCGTTTCACCTGGTAAGAAGACTGCATTGAAACAGGTATGTCCTAACTGCAATGGCTCTGGAAAGCGCCCCGCCGGGTCTGCCGGTTTTGCCCCTATTTACCTACCATGCAGAAAGTGCTGCGGTCGCGGAAAAATAAGCATTTATAGCTGAAAATAATCGTTTACAAGTGCACATTTGTGAGTTACAACTTAAATCACGACAACTTGCTGAGGGAAAAAATCATGTCTAAGGAAACCAAGCCGGAAGTATTTCCGAAGGAAATGGGCACGTGTGCCGACCTTCTTTGGAAGCTAGACCAAGAGCGTAAAGCCATTATCAAAAAGGCTGAGGCCATTGAGACCAGACAGGTTGCTTTACGTAAACACATCATTGACAACTTGCCTAAGTCCAAAGCCACTGGTGTTGCCGGTCGGTTAGCTCGCGTCAAGATTGACGTGAAGGAAATTCTCCAAGCCAAGGACTGGGACAAGGTCTATAAGTACATTCTTAAAGTCAAGCGCCCTGACTTGCTTCAGCGTCGTTTGTCTGAAGGTGCCATCAACGAAATTATCGAAGCAGGGCATGATGTGCCAGGTGTTGAGGTGTTTCGCTGCAAGGTTGTGTCGCTCGGTAAAATTTAACATTTAACAAAGGAGACTACGATGAACTACTCTACAGCTGTGATACTTATCAATCCAAACATTCGTGCTGTCTTAGGTCAGTATGAAAACAACACAACTCCAACCACTTTCAAAACAACTGATGCTGACTTGGTTGTTGGCGACATAGCAGTTGTTGAAAGCACCACTCGTTGGGGTTTAACCACAGTTAAAATAACGGCAGTTGATGCGGATGTTGACTTTGACTCTACCACGCAGGTTGGTTGGGTTGTATCTAAGGTTCCAGTAACGACGCATGAAACATTGAAGACAATGGAAGCCGCTGCGATTGACCTTATTAAGAAAGGTGAACTGCGTAAACGCCGCGAAGACATTAAGAAAAATACCTTGGATGCTTACTCTGCCGGTGAAATTGATAATCTTGCCATTGCAAAGCTAGGCATCAGCCACAACACTGACCAAACCAAGGAATAAAGTTCAACAAGTTTTGCTCTAACCTGGTGACCAAACTCCACAGGAGGAGCAGGGCCTAGACTCACATGCGTTCGTCTAGGCGCGCTAAAGCGCAAAGCGCGACAAACAGTAAAAGCCGTGGGGTTGTGAGGTCGAAGGCAATTGCTGGGCGTCGCTTTAGGAGGCTGGCCATGGGAACATGTCCTAGGTGTGGAGCACGAATAAAGCATAAGAAGAAGAGTGAGGGAGTTCGCTGGTGTCGCCGACACGGGCCAATTGAGAAACAAAGGAGCAACAAAATGGAAGTTTTAATCAAACGAGGCGAGGTGCTTCTCGTCTCAGTTGAGGGTCTGGAAAGTTTCCCTCAAACAATTTCTTACGATGAGGCCTTTGGCTTTACAGTAGAGAAACTGGCAGCACAAGCCCGTCAGGCAGCACAGCAGCGTGAAGCTGACCGTGTTGCGGCGCTTAACAACGCCATCGCTGTAACCAATACAAACACGCTTGGTGTTGCTGGTCAAGCTGCTGTTGAAGAACCTCAAACCGAAGGAGAGACCAATGCGTGAATTAAACCTAGGTGAACTGCTGGAAGCCATTGCTACAAGCTGCCAAGCGGAACCAAAGAATGCGGAAAAAGCAGAACCAACCCAAGACACTGCGCCTTCAGTTGAAGTTCAACTTGCTTCACTCGGCAATCTGCTTCGTAATCGCACCGACTTTGAAGTTGGCACACAGCTTACTTTGAATAACTTCGGTGAAAAGAAATACAATATCCGGTGCCGCGGCCCGGTTGTTGTTAGCCATCGGTTTTCGTCTCCTGTTCTTGACAGAGACGGCGAACTGGTGCACGGCGAAATTGCCTACATTGGCAAGAGCGACGCAGTTGTAACACAGGTAGTAGACTTCCGTCTATTCCGTAAAATCTAGGAGAGAAAAATGGCTATCGACCAAAAAGAACTGAAGGCTCAAATCAAGGCGCTCAACACTGAACGCACTGGCTTGACAAAGGAAGTTGCTAAACTCGCCAAGACAAACGACAAGCTTGCAAAGTCAATCGAAAAAGTTGACGCCAAGATTGAAAAGTTGTCGGCTAAACTGGAGGGCTAAACAATGGCTAAGAAACCTGGTACAGCGGTTGCCACCTGGGACGAAGAGCTTTCCAATCGCGCGAAGATTGCCGATGCACAGGCTCGCACGCTCCAGACCGGCAACAAGTTCTTTAGCTTGAAGTCTGGCGTCTTCTCATTCGACGGGAAGCCGCTGCCTGGGAATGAGATTTATGTCGTCATTCTAGACGGGGTATTTGCCAACACTCATTATGCAGGCAAGTTCGACCCTGGCAATCCTGCCAGCCCGGATTGCTATGCCTTCGGCCGTGATGCTCAGTCTATGACACCACATGATAATGTGGCACCAGAAGAAAAGCATAGCGACCGTTGCGCAACTTGCCCTATGAACGTCTTCGGTTCTGCCGATGAAGGTCAAGGCAAGGCTTGCAAGAACACTTACCGCCTGGCGCTTATTCCTGCTGGCAATGTTGATGCTAAAGGTAAGTTCAAACAGTTCACAAGTGAAGAAGAACTGTTGACCCAGGAAGTGGGTTACCTGATGATACCTGTGACCTCCGTCAACAAACAGTTCCTTGTCTATGTCAAGCAGCTCAAGGATGGCGTGTGGACGGCAGGTAAGTCTCGTCCTACCGAAGGCGTTGTCACTCGCATCAAGCTTGTGCCTGACGCCAACAACCAGTTCGTTTTGAATTTCTCCTTTGCCGGGTTCCTAGGTGATGTTATTCAAAGCGCTGCCATTCGTCGCTCGGACGAAGCGAAGGAAACGATTGCCTTCCCTTATCCGAAAAACGAACCTAAGATTGCATCCAAGGCCAAAGCACCTGTTAAAGGCAAGAAGCCAAGCGCTGCATCCAAGGCTCGTAAGTACTGATGGTGGACGTCTCTAAGCAACTTCGCACATGGGAAGGACTCAACCGGGCTTTAATGCTCGCAGAGTTAGACCTGTGTGAGAAGTTGCTGGAGGCTGAACAGCGAGGCGCAGCACGCATTCAGTTCCTCACCCGCATCCAAAGCCGAATTAACCGGCTTACCTCCAAAAAAGCTCTAGACAATATAAGGAAATCACATGTTAAGCGTGGACCAAAGAAACGAAAAAGCGGCAAAGTTGGTAGTGATACACACACAGACGTCTAAACTGCTCAAGGAAATTGACAGTACATCACTGAAGCCAGAAGACCGCGAAATGAAATCCGCAGCAGTTGTGGCAGCTGCTCTTGTTGACGCATACGAAGTATTGGCAGGTTGATATGAAAGCGCCAGAGGTTGAAACCATCGATTTTGAAACTGAAGCCATTGATGGCCACCCTCGGCACCCGCCAGTTCCTGTTGGCGTGTCTATCATTCGTCCAGGTGACCGCAACTCAAAGTATTGGGCTTGGGGACATCCGTCAGGTAATAACTGCACCAAAGCACAGGCAAGGAAAGCTTTGCAGGAATGCTGGTCGTCTGGGCGCCCTATCCTTTGCCATAATGCCAAGTTTGACCTAGATGTTGCTCAGGTACACATGGACCTACCTATGCCGCGGTGGGAACTGCTGCATGATACCATGTTCCTCATTTTTATGAATGACCCATACGGCGACTTAGGTTTGAAACCGGTAGCTGAGCAGCTACTTAATATGAAGCCAGAGGAACGTGATGCTATCCGTGATTGGCTCATTGAAAACAAGTTCATTCCAAAAAATGCCAAGAAAGTAGGCCACCTGATATGCAAGGTGCCCGGCGATATTGTAGGAGCGTATGCCAATGGCGACACTATACGAACTCTCAAACTATTCAAAAAGCTCTATACGTCCATCATCGCCAGAGGAATGGGAACGGCTTATGACCGCGAACGACGCTTGCTCCCTATTCTGCTTCGAAACGAGGGCCCAGGTATCCGAGCAGACGTTGGCTTCCTTGAGACCGCTTGGAAATCTTCGGCAACTGCTTTTCAGACTTGCGACAAATGGTTGCAAAGGGTTCTCAAAACCAAAGACCTAAATGTTGACAGCGATGCAGAGTTGGTCCAGGCTCTTATTAAGTCAGGTAAGGCAGACGAGGACAAGTTCCTGTTGACGCCTAAGGGCCAAATCAGCGCAGACAAAGAAAGCTTGCTGGGCGCTGTCTCAGACCCTCGTGTCTTGCAGGTTTTGCAATACCGCTCAAAACTTGGCACCTCAGCCTCAACCTTTATCGGACCATGGCTCGAGGAAGCAACCAGGACAGGCGGCACAGTGCATCCAAGTTGGAACCAGGTACGCCAACCAGGGTCCAAGAAGTTCTCTGATGGCGCTCGCACAGGACGCTTGTCAGCCTCACGGTTTATGAACGCCCCTAAGGAAGTGGAAGAGGGCAGCGGGTATGAGCTTCCAACGTTTATTGGCTTGCCTCAACTACCTAATGTGCGCATGTGTTTGCTACCAGACAAAGGCCACCGGTGGGGTAAGCGAGATTATTCCCAGCAAGAGCTTCGTGTTCTTGGCCATTTCGAGGATGGTCTACTATTGGACAAATACAATGAGACGCCGGACCTAGACATTCATCTTTTTGCTGCTAAACTGGTTACCGAACTGCTTGGCATTATGGTTCCTGATGAAAAAGAACTGAAGCGCTGGCGTACCAAGATGAAGACAATCGGCTTTGGCATTCTTTATGGCATGGGTCTTGGTGCCTTGGCTGAGAGAATGGATGTCGACGTCAAGACAGCGCAACGTCTCAAGAATGCCTATCTCGCCGTCTTCCCTGGCCTTAAGGAATTGCAAGACGACTTGAAAGCCAGAGGCCAGGCAAACCTACCTATGACAACCTGGGGCGGCAGACAGTACCTTGTTGAACCTCCTAAATTTATTGAGTCTCGTGGTCGTGTGTGCACCTTTGAATATAAGCTATTTAACTATCTCATTCAAGGTTCCTCTGCCGACTGCACCAAGGAAGCAATCATCCGTTATGACGACGTTAAAAAGAACGGACGTTTTCTTGTTACAGTCCACGATGAAATCAGCATCAGTGCTGAACCAGGCGCCATGGAAGAGGAAATGGAAATCCTTAAAGATGTAATGGCTTCAGTTGAGTTTGATGTGCCTATGTTATCTGATGGAGCTACTGGCAAAAGCTGGGGCGCTTTGAAATCATTTAAGGATGCTGAGCAAAGAGAGTGGCTTGATAAACAACGAACTGCAACCAAGCGACCTAAATAATGGACGAATTTGACTACACGCATTGGCATGCTATGTACACTTACTGGCACTTACATATTCAATGTGGCCAAGTTGGTGACTCGTCATACCAGTGGAATTGGTTTATCAGCACTGCAGCGCATAAAAGACTTTTGCAATGGCGTGTTTGGCAAATTAAGTTACACAGTTTCTTACTAACTACCTGGAAGACAATCAAACGCTTAGCACAAAGGAAACCTAAATGCCTATAAAGAAAAAACAAGTCTATCAGTTCACAGCTTGGTCTTATTCACGCTTGAGCGACTATCTTCTTTGCCCTCTTAAAGCAAAGTTGAAACACCTGCTTAAGATGAAAGAACCTGAAAGTCCTGTGTTGGCTCGTGGGTCTGCGGTCCATAAAGAGGCTGCGGATTACGTCCTAGGCAACAGTCCTGCTAAGCTGCCTGAGTCGCTTAAACTGTTCCCTGATGAGTTCAAGCTTTTCAGGAAACTGAAGGCGCTTGTAGAAACACAATGGGCTTTTGACAGCAAGTGGAACCCGCTTCCTATGCCTGATGGTTGGTTCTCGCCTGAGGCTTGGCTGCGTATTGTTGTTGACACGCATGTCTACATACCCAAAGAAAAGCTCATTGACATTGTCGACCATAAGACAGGTAAGATACGACCTGAGCAAATGGAGCAGCTTGAGCTTTATATCATTGGCGGGTTCCTGAAATATCCTGAGGCTCAAAAAGCCCGTGCGCGCTTTTGGTACCTAGACCAAGGTGAAGAGCGCAAGGTGGAATATACCAGAGACCAGTTGCCTGCTCTGCAAAAGAAGTGGGAAGGTAAGGTCAAGGGTATGATGGTCGATAAGAACTTTGCACCGAGACCTAATGACAAATGTCGTTGGTGCCACTGGCGCGCAGAGCTTGGCGGTCCCTGTAAGTTTTAACAAAGGAGAATATGATGTGTGATGTAATGGTAGACCTTGAGACGACTGGCATGCGCCCTGGTTGCGCTATCCTGTCCATTGGCGCGGTTGCTTTTTGCCCTAAGACCAACCGTCTGGGCGCCGAGATGTATGACGTTGTGAACCTGAAGTCATGCCAGGCCGTCGGTCTGACAACCCAGGAGTCCACTATGAAGTGGTGGAACAGCCAGTCAAAGGAAGCGCGCAAGGTGCTTCAGGAAGCAGAAAGCGATGATGCAATCTCTATTGCAGCGGCTCTTGAAAGGTTCAACCTGTTTCTGTGCAGGTTTGGTAAAGGTACTGTGCGGGTTTGGGGTAATGGTTCTGACTTTGACAACGCTCTGCTTGCTGCCTGTTATGGCGCTACTGGAGCTGAGCCTGGTTGGTCTTTTTGGAACAACCGCTGCTATCGCACGCTTAAGAACCTGGCTCCGCACATCAAGATAGATAAAAAGGGCACGATTGCCCACAATGCACTTGATGATGCAAAGACACAGGCACAACATGCTATGGACATCTTTGCAACCATGAACAACAAAGAGAACTTGCATGCAGGCTTGCGTGCATGAAGTACCTTGAGACCGCACATGAGACGGATACCAACAAATGGGCCGACGAGCGTGGTATTGAGCGCATAAAGAATAAGAAACGAGGTTGGCCTGACCAGTTGTACCTGGTTTGGCCGCCTCTTTTTATTGAGTTCAAGAAAGAAGGAGAGGAACCAGATGAGTACCAGAAAGAAATCCACAAACGCATCAGAGCATGGGGTTTTGATGTCGAAGTCCACGAAAGCGCCAAGACAGCAATCGCCTCTCTCCTTCCACGTGCCAGACTTGCCCGCAGTCGTGCCACAATCATGGCCACCAAGACCTTACAACAAAAAAGCCGTCAAGTGGCTGTTGGAACACAGAAGCGCCGGGTTGCTGCAAGACCCAGGACTCGGAAAAACGTCTGAGACGTTGGCAGCGCTTAAAATCCTGTTTGATAAAAAACTTATAAGCAAAGCACTGGTCCTTGCGCCTACGCCACTGTCCTGCACAGACGTCTGGGTTGCTGAGAAAGATAAGTGGCTTGACTTCAACCATTTTGACATGACAGTGCTTTGGGGTCCAAAGAAGGAACAGCGGCTTTGGGAAGACCATCAAATATACATCATGAACCCGGAAGGTCTTGAGTGGTTGCTCAATTACACCAAGACTAAAACAGCCAAAGGCAAAGTCCGCATTGATATTGATTTGGCTCGTCTGAAAAAGATGGACTTTGATGTCATTGTGTATGACGAGCTCAGCTTGTACAAACACATCAATACCAACCGCTACAAAGCGCTTAAGCACGCTATTCCACACTTTGGTTGGAAGTGGGGTCTGACCGGTTCACCTTCTGCTAACGGACTGCTTGACCTCTTCGGTCAATGCTACGTGTTGGACCAAGGTACTTGCCTTGGACCTTACATTACGCATTACCGCACCAAGTATTTCCATCAACCCAACCCTAATGACATGTTCAGTTGGGTAATCCAACCAGGCAAAGAGGCAGAGATATACAAAGCCATTTCGCCTATGATGATGGCAATGAAAGCTGAAGACTATCTGACCCTTCCTGAGTTTGTACCTGTCAACCGTGTTCTGACATTGCCAGATGAGGCCTATGAAAAGTACTGGGCCATGGAAGAAAATCTCATTGTCGAGATTAAAAAGAAAATGATTACCGCGACAACATCCGCTGTGGCCTCAGGCAAGTGTTCTCAGATTGCGAATGGTGGATTGTATCTGCCAGCGCCGCCTAAGGACCTTGATGGAGACCAACCGAAATACAAACGGCAATGGGTAGACATCCATCAAGCAAAGGTGGATGACCTTGAGAACCTGGTCAATGAGTTGCAAGGCCAGCCGCTTTTAGTGGCTTATGACTACGAGCATGACCTTGCGCGTTTGCAGAAACGTTTCGGCAAGGACTTACCTTACATTGGCTCAGGTGTGCCGCTCAAACGGCGCCAAGACCTATGCAAACTTTGGAACGCCGGTCGATTGCCTTATCTGTTTGGCCAACCGCAGTCCATGGCCAGGTCATTGAACCTGCAGCAAGCTGGGCACCATGTCTGCTGGCACAGTCTGACTTGGAACTTTGAAATCTATGACCAGTTCAATCGTCGCGTTTTAAGGTCTGGCAACACACACAAACGTGTCTTTGTCTACCATCAAATAGCTAAGGGAACTGTCGACCATATCAAGATGCAGTCGCTTAAGGCTAAGGATACCACCCAAAGGTCGCTTTTTGCTGGTCTTAAGGCTTTGGCTCAAAAAAGATGAAAATAGCCGTTTACAAGTGGTCTGTGATGTGTATATAATCATCACATCAAGTCAACCTTGCTGAGGTTCATCAAATGTCTACCGACCTGTTCTTAGGGCAACCTTTTCGCCTTAACTTTAGCGAAAAAGAAACGCCAAACCGCTCCAAAGGTTTTCCTGCCGTTGTCTTTGCGATGAATGGCAGTTATGTTTCCGTTGTTTACCAGTCTGCCAAAGGTATTAAGACAATGGAAATCCTGCGGCGCGACTGGATGAGCATGGCCTTTCCTGACTGCACCATGTATCACACCAAGGCCATATATGATGAGTTCCGCTCCGGGTTCCCTCTTGATGAGGACTGGAGCAAGGACGCTTTAAGACAAGAAGCAATTTCCAAAGCACCAAAGAAAGAACAGACTGCGCAGCCTATCATCCTGCCAGTTGGTCGGACGATGCGGTTTAAAGTGCATGCTGACTTTCACCACAACATTGCCATTGAGACAAACCATGTCCCTGGCTTTATATTTTTCATTCCAATTCTCGTCGGCGATAAGCTGGAAGTCCAGTCTCTGCCGTCGCGCGAGTTTGAGGGTGACTGGAAACAGTTGCCATGGTGCCCAGTGCCGAAAGCAGCGGCCTTGGTTCTTGAGTACCTATCTGCTGGAGTACTGAAAGCAACGCCAGAAGCCAAAGATTTTCTGAGGCAGGCGCTAAACAAGGAGAGTGAAATGGCCGAAGAAATCGATACGACCGCAAAGCCTGTTGAAAAGAAGTCTGCGCCAAAGGCAAAGACCGAAAAAAAGACAGCGCCGAAAGCCAAAGCAGAAAAGAAACCTGCTGCCAAGGCAAAGACCGAAAAAAAGACAGCGCCTAAGACTGCCAAAGAAACCAAGGCGCCAAAGGAACGCAAAGAAACTGCTTCAAGCATGTTGCGTGACTTGATTGCCGCTGGAACCCTTACCGACGACCAAATTTTTGCAAAGGTCAAGGCTAAGTACGACCTAGGCGACGACAAGCGTTGGTATGTTTCTTGGTATCGCAATGATATGAAAAAGAAGGGTCTGAACCCACCTGCCGCCAAAGAAGCCAAGAAGTAAGAGGACCCTTGTCATGGAAACTCAACCTAAAAGTTTGATTGAAGACGTCACAGCATTCCATGAGAAGTTCAAGTTGGAACCCCTGGCTAAGCCAGGGTTTCTACCTCCTTCTCTTATGGAGTTCCGCCTTAAGTTTCTCAAGGAGGAGCTGGACGAGATTGTTGAAGGTACGATAAGCCAAGACTTGCCTGAGGTTCTTGACGGCTTGGTTGACATTGTTTATGTTGCCATTGGTACAGCCTATTTGATGGGCCTGCCATTCCAGGCGGCATGGGACGAAGTCCAGCGAGCCAATATGTCCAAGGTCCGTGCCAAGCGACCAGAGGAAAGCAAGCGAGGTTCGTCTTATGACGTTGTCAAACCTAAGGATTGGGTTTCTCCTGATATTGGCAGCATTATTGAGCAGTATGAACTTGACTTGGGAGGTCTGTAATGTCAGTTGAAAAGACTTTGGCCGAACGAGGTAAGCGTTACGGTGCCTTTGTTGACCATTCCGAAATCTCGCAAGAGCTTAAAATGGTTATGATGATAACACCAGGCTGGAAGCGGCTTACTTTTGCGCAAAAAGAAAGTCTTGAGATGATACAGCACAAAGTTGCTCGCATCCTTAACGGCGACCCAAACTATGCAGACAACTGGCATGACATTGGCGGGTATGCCAAACTTGCTGAGGACCTGTGCACGTCGGAGAAAAAGAAATGAGCAAATTGTCCCAGTACGAACATGACTATGCGGCTTTGGTTGATGACATCCTGATGAATGGCACTATGCGCCAGACTAGGAATGCAGTGACCAAGTCGGTCTTTGGACGTCAGTTGCGGGTCACGACCCCTACTGGCGACTTGCCTATTCTTTGCGGTCGTCGCATGTATCCTAAGGGAGTAATTGGCGAGTTGGCTGCAATGCTTAAAGGCCCAAAGACTGTCCAGGATTTTAAGGACATGGGTTGCAACTATTGGGATAAGTGGGCTAAACCGGATGGCACCATTGAGGTTGACTATGGCAATGCCTGGCTCGACTTTAATGGTGTCAACCAACTTGACGAAGTTATTGAGAGCATCCGCCAAGACCCTTACGGTCGACGGCACATTATCTCAGGCTGGCGTCCTGACAGACTGAAGCAATTGAGTTTGCCATGCTGTCATATTCTTTACCAGTGGTATGTACGTGAAGGCAAACTTGACATGATTTGGTACCAGAGGTCGGTCGACACAATGGTTGGTCTTCCTTCTGATGTCTTGGTGGCCCATGTTTGGAACATGCTTATGGCCAAGGAAACAGAGTTGGAACCTGGCGAGATAATTATGATGCTGGGCGACACTCACATTTATGAGCCTCATTTTACGATTGCCGCAGAGTATACAACGCGTGTGCACAGAATGGGAGCTGGTCTTGAGCAGTTCATTTACCCGTGTACAACTATGCGAGCTTTTGCAACTGTAAGGCATTTTCACCCATCAGATGTAAACATTTTTGGATACCAACCGCTCGAAAAAATGAACCTTGAACTTTTGGTGTAGACATGAATAAGTGGGATATGCGCTTTATGGAAATGGCCGCTATGGTGGCCAACTGGTCTAAGGACCCAGACAAGCAAGTTGGCGCCGTCGTAGTCAACCAGGAAAATCGGGTTATGGCTGTTGGGTTCAATGGTTTTGCGCGAGGTGTTGAGGATACACCTGAGAGACTGTTTGACAAGCCAACCAAGTTGGCACTAATGCTGCATGCCGAGGATAATGCCATTGAGCAGGCAACCAAGCTTTGGACTGGTGCCGATGCAATGTGCACGCTTTATGTTTACCCATGTCCACCTTGTGCTGCGTGTGCCAACAGGATTGTTCGGGCAGGCTTTGTCGGCCGAGTCGTTTGTCCTACCGTCAACTTGCAAGAAGAGAACTCTTCATGGACGGCTCAGCAACTTATGGCGCAAAGCATCTTGACTGAAGTTGGCATTGCTTGTGAAGGACTTGACATATGAAAATGGTATTGGTGCAAAGTGCAGATGGTTTCTTGGCGCGAGATGAAGAAGATGATATGGCATGGAGCGGCAGAGAAGACAAAGCAGTTTTCAGGTTGCTTACATTGTTTGATGGCGAACTACTATTTGCCGGTCGTAAGACTTATGACCTTTTGCCTGCTTTGAAAGGCCGCACAGTTATGTGCATCAGCCGGGATGATTTGACAATGGACTTGGCAGCGCGTAAGTTTCCAAATGGCGTTATTATAGGCGGGCCATCAGTGGCCACTTATGCCTTGGCAAAGAAGTTGGTTACTCAATTTGCCTTTATCAAGGTTCCTGTCAAACTTGGGTCTGGTATCTCAGCCAGAGGTCTGGTTGCTTTAGCAGACACGACCTTTAAGGAGCATGCGGACCTGATGCTTGGAACCTTGGACATTCGGCTCTATTACGGAGGCCAATTTGGCTGAAAATGACCTGTAAAAGCCTCAATAAACGACCCGTACGCAGCTTTAAGACCCTGGGCCCTAGGGTTATAAGGGTAAGGAGACGAAAGTAAACCAGCGGATTAGTTTCACAGTGTTTTGGAGGCTTTTATGGGGCAGTTTCGGTCAGAGTTTGACCCAGAAATAGACTGGGAGCTTGTGGTACTTGGCGGCACAATAACCAGTGGTTGTGAAGTAACCTGGTTTGAACGCACAACAATGAAGCCCAGAGGACTAAAATGTCAAACACCAAAATCATTGATGAACTCATTGACAATATCACAGCCAGCGTCCAGCACGACATCTTGGCCCGTGAACGGCGTTATGATTATGGGAGAATTATCCTCCACCATTTGTCGAGACTTGCTTGTTTCGACCATGCTCTTAAAGAATGGGCTGAGGCAAATCCACTGGAAGCCGCCGCACTGGTCGAAGGTACTGGCAAAGTTGTGTTGGGAAGCCATAGGAGAGAAAGCACGGCTTCCCAACCTCTTTAAGCGGCAGCCAAAGTCCCACCAGCAGCAAGGTACCAGGACCTCAGGTCGCTAAACGAGTTCTGATGCTGGCCTGAGTTACCACCAGGTAGACTGGCCCACTCATTGCTGCACTTCAGGATTGCTTCATTCAAATTACCGGCGTCGACGTCAGCCTGTGCCTTTCGTTGGCACACCAACTTATCGCACATATCATCCTGGTCCTCTGGATAGAAATCATAAGACCCGAGCATCTTGCACAAGGACAGGTAAGTGCCATGGACTATTTGGTACCTACCTGCTGCTGTTGAGTCGAGAGGACGGTTCAGAATGTCTGGGTGCTTTGAGTAATCCGAAAACAAGATGGGATGTTTAGGCGTTGAGCCAACAAGCACATTGTAACCATTGTCTGATGCGGCAATAAGCGCGGCACCAAGTTCACTCATAGCAATCATATCACGGAAAGCTTTACGGTTATCGCCCATGGCTGTCTCCTAGTTTGGTGAGGATTGTTTTGATGTCTTTACCAATATCATCCATGCGGTCGTGTACACGTCCCAAGCTGTTATTGACAGCTTCTTCTTTGGCAAACCGGCGCTCAGCGTCAAGCTGAAAAGCTGAAAGGTCTGCTCGGTGGCGCATGTCTTCGGCATTCAAGTTGGCTGTTGTCGTTGCCGCATCCGTTTCAATTTTAGTGATGCGAGCGTTATGCCCTTTAACAAACCAACCAGTGACGCCCATGACTACCGCTCCACCGACCTCAATGAGGGGTCGCAATACACCGTCTTCCATACCGCCCTCACGTTACACTAGAGAAACAAACAAAGCCAAAGCCCAGGCAATAGGAACATAGAACTCACCCCACTGGGAGGAGTAAGCCGCATTTGTCCATATCGTCCATGGTGTGTACTTGCCAACAAAGTAGCTGATGGGTTGACCTAGCATCGTTACCAAGACGCCTAGTGCAGCACCATGCCACGACAGTCCAAACAAAACTGCAGGAACAAAGCCCAAGATACCGCGGTAAAGGCCGACTAAACCCATGCCGCCGAAATCCAAGGCTGTACGCTTCCACATAGGTAAAGCATCCCAACCTGCCTGGTCGAACTGAGGCAAGAAGATTGCAGGCCAGCACTTAGGCACCATGATGTCTTTACCCTTCCAGGTAAGAACCTTAATGGCAGGCATCAATGACCAAGGTTGTGCCCAGCGCCCCATGTTCATTGCAAACCCATGAGGGATAAGCAACTCAAGGAATCCGGCAACGCATAACCAGATATAAAGACCAAGGTGAAAACTATGGAAGGATAAAACACCGTAACCTGCACCAAAAGTCAAGCCCCAGAGAATGCGCGCAATGAAGTCGCCTGAGTTCCATGGATTACCGTTCCGCTCGTAATGGTACATGAAAACAAACAAGGCAATAATGCCTAGCAGTAAAAAAGCTTGTGTCATTGGTTCTCTCCTTGGTTGTTGAGGTTCCAGGTCTTCGTGATAAAGTCCTGGCAAGCGCTTAGTTGGAGCCTGTAGCCTTCGCCTTCTGCGGCAAGGTTGAGGAGGGCGGTAGCAGTGACTCCATCTTGGCTAGTAGGCTTTCCTGTTTGGGCGGTGCCATTATTTCGGCAGGAAGAGCCGGTAGTTGACACGATGACACACTGGGACTTGCGCAAGCTGACAGCATCAGCAAGCTGAGTAGCGAGAGTTTCACTTTTTTGGCGATAATCATTGGATACATCCTCCGTGATTTTCTTGGCTTCGTTGCAGGACTTTGTGTCAGTGGCGACTTGGTCTGTAATGGCCGCGCGTTGCTTAGCCTCCAGACGGGCAACATCAACAGCATGGAGAAGGTAACCAAGGACTGCTGTGCAAACAACAGCCAGTATCACCTTCCAGTTACTTATCACCCACAGCATTGTCTCTCCTCTCTCCAAACTTACCGCCAACATACCCGGCGACATAGGCTCCGACGTACCAACCAAGCGCCTCAGCCGAGTTGATGCGAACTAAGGCCACAGAAGCCGGAATGAATGACAGGAAGCAAAGCAACCTGGACATTGACATTCGACCATCTGTGTCTGCAAAGAACTCCAGTACCTTGCCCATCAGTCATACCTTTTGCATAGTTGCCCTAAGTGTCGCAATCTGGTCGTCAAGAGCTTTCACCTTTGCATACCCAGGTGCTGTGGTATCTTTGAGTAGTAGCTCGCGCAGTGGCCGTGACAATAATGATTTGACTTCGAGCTGTACAATCTCCTCTAAAACAACCACATTACGCTCCTCTAAAGTAGGGGCAGGCGGCCACTGGCCTGTGACATCTACCCACCCAGCAGAAATAGCAGCATCAACAAGTTCTTGCTGTGTTTCATCATAGCCAAAAACTTCATTTGTAGTTGTGTTTCTAAAGTGTTTCATTAGCGTATCTCCACCCAACGAGTTAAGGTTGAACTTCCAGCATTGCGGAAAAACTGATATGTAGCTCCTAAAGGCACAATAAATGTAAACCCAGTTCTGCCAAGAGAAGTTTCTGCGCCATCAAGCACAGTTGTTCCACCAATGATACAAGAAAAGTCAGGGTTGGTTGTTGCACTGACTGAACAGTAAACAACAATTGCCCTGCCTGTCGAGTTTGTGTAGGTTGTATTTAAGGCACGACTTGCAGTTACATCTTGGACAGTTTGGTTACCCCCACCAATACTTTGCGCTGAAACATAACTGTCCTGTGTGTCAGCGTATGCAGTAGTGGCAACTTTAGTAGAAGCATTCCATGCGGCTTGTGTTACAGCAGTTGTGTTATTCGCAAGGGTTAAAGCAGTACCATTAACAAAAGCCGTTGTTGCAATATTTGTCGAACTGTCACCCGCAGTTTGTGTTACAGACTTCAAATGAAGTGCCGGATTAAGAAGTTCCCACCGCGTATTGGCCAGGTTATAAACGACCATACATTCGTGACCAGACCCTGCAATATCACCAGCAGCAAGTGCTGTGCCGCCTAACTTGGTAATGGTACGAGCAGTTAAACCATTAGGTGCAAAAGTTGGCGTTGTCGTTGCATTGGCGCTTGCTGCACGGAATGAAAGCATCATGCCGTCAAACAAAGCTGTGAAAGCAGGTGCATAGGTCGCAGTCAAAGCGTCTGCAGTACCGCTCACGCCAACCCAAGGGTCAGTCGTCGAAGCAGGATTGATAAGCTCCCACCGTGTATTGGCAGTATTGTATTCCGCAAAACAAACAGCCAAAGCGCCTGGAATATCACCAGGAACAAGTGGAACACCACCTTTCTTTGTGATAGTGTGAGCAGCCAAACCATTAGGCGCAAAGGTCGGAGTTGCCGTCGCATTAGCAGCAGTCGCAATAAATGCACAAACAGTTTGGTCAGTCAAAGCCCCCATAGCAGGGGCAAACGTTGCTGTGATGGCGTCTGCTGTACCTGCTGCAGCAACAATCAGGATGGAAGATGTCGTCACCATTGTTGCAATGTCCGCCATGATTTGACGGATGGCATCATTAATACCAGAAGGCGCGCAGCCTTCAGCAACACTAATACCGTTGACCAGGGTGTTGCTTGAAGGGCTTAAGCTGTAATTGGCAATGCTCCAGGTCATGTTCTATTCTCCTTGGTTGGTATTGCTTGTACGTGCACCCATGTAAAAGGGAGCAAGGAAGCGTTGGAAGTTCATTGGCTCACCAGGTCCTGGTGCAGGGTTGTTGACAAAGTTTGTCGGAGGCTTAGGTGCAAACTGTGCCGCACGGTGCAACATAGGAACTGAGGTCTGAGGGTTCTGGTCAAGTATCATCTGCGCCGCACGGTCACGAACCGTATCAGAGTTGAGGATTTTGCCCTGGATAGTTTTCAAGATACCTGAGAAGTCAGTCGGCTTATCCCCAAACTGGCCACGTAAGGCAGTCTTGGATTGACTGAGCCATTGTTGATTGCGCTGGAAAGCCTGAGCTTGTTGGCTTAGGTTTTCAACAAGGTTATCCAGGGACCCATCCTCAGGAACTAGAGGACGAAGCAGGTCACGGTAGTAAGGTTTGCGCAATTGGGTCAAAGCAATGTTTGCGTTGTCAGGTTTGCGTTCCATTTGCTCGACAAGACCACGAACAGCGCCATTAAGTGCCATTGTTTTTTCTGGGTCAGACAAACCACTTAGACGTGTAACCATTTCCTCTTTATTGGTGCTGTTCCAAAGGCTACGACCAAGCTTTGCGGCGTCTTGAAGTGAGAACTGGTCAGCTGCAGTCTTTAGATAATTGGCATAGTCAGGACTTGCCGCTTTCATCTTGGAGACTAAAGCAGTTTTGAGGCCTTGAGCAATACGCGCATCAGGGCTTAAGGCACCAGTAATAGCATCAGTGCCTGCTGTAATTTGAGCATCAAGCCCGCGCTTGGCCATGTCAAGCATTTGCATCGAGGGTGTGTCAAGCTTAGGTGGCGTAAAAGGTACACCAGACATGTCTGCTTCACTGCGGGCATATTCAAGGCCAGTCTGCAGGCCAGATTGGACACGAGGGTTCTGAAGAAGTTGTTGGATGTGAGGGTCTTCTGCAAGACCAGGCACATCAGCAAAAGCTTTTTCAGCAAGAGGTTGAACAATTGCCTTGCGCTGTGCAGCCAGGTCAATAGCATTTGTGCCTTCACCAGTTGAACCAAGTTGGTCTTTGACCATTTGGGGAATGGCTTCAGCTTGGTTGGCAACCTTTTGCTCAAGCATATTGGCCATGTACGGGCGGGCAGGACCTGGTTGCTGGGCCAAGTTGTCAGCATAAGCTTCAAGATTGGAACCACCAACCTCAGCAGGAGACATGCCCGTCGCTTTGACTGCGTCAATGACATCCTGGACAGGCATACCGCCTGCCGCATCATTACCCAACACCTGACCAACTTGGCGAAGGGCTGCATGTTCTGGAAACAAATGGTCTTCTGCAATACCGGCTAAAAGTTTAGGAACATAAGAAACCCCGTTCCACACCAAGCCTCCTACTTTGCCTGCAACAGTTACAGCAGGAGGACTGGCAGCAGCCATGCTGCCATAAGCCACAGCATCTTCAGCACCAAGTTTCAAACGATTGCCTATGCCATCCTCGCCTGACATAAAGCCAGTCACACCGCCGATTGGAGCAGCGACGCGGGCACCAGCAAGTGACTGTGCATACCAAGGCGCACCTTTGGCAGCAACACCATAAGCCGCAAGAGGCGCAGTGGCAATCAGCCCAACAGACGCAGGTCCCCATTGAGTTGGATTATACCAGGAGTCACCAGCGCGTGCAGTCTCAAAGTCTTTGGAGACCTGACGGATATTCTTAAGGCTGCTGTCATACTCGTTCGAGTAAGCTTGACCTACCGGTTGGCCAGTTACTGCAGCATTGAGTGCAGCGGCGCCACTACGCACGCCTGCACCAATCTCATCACTAGCGCCGAAAAGCCCATTCCCAGCATGAACAAGAAACCGTAAAGCATCCATCCCGCCAGCTTTATAATCACCCGCCGTAGCGTTTTGAAGAACATCTTTTGCCTTGTCTAAAAAGGACGGTTCCTGAACTACAGGTGCCGCCGGTTGCGTTGGAGCCGGTGCCTGAGCGTCGAACTGGTCAAACGGATTAGGCTGAGGGCTCGGTTGAGCGTCGAACTGGTCGAATGGGTTCATTGTGCCAAGTATCCTTGTGCAGGTACACCATATTTTTGCTCAAACTGAGGCGCTAGTGCAGGATTAGCCTTAAGCGTCGCAATCGCAGCCGGTGGTATAGTAGGTTGAATGGTAGCAGTGGATGCAGCAGCCAACTTACGACCAGCGCCTTGTTCCATGCGGTCGATTTGTGGTAAAGCTTGTTGAAGTTTTTCAATGTTTGACGACAAAGGGACATTCGGGTCAAAACTGAACATTTTATCAAGGTTCTGACCTTCAAACACACGCACCTGACCAGTACCTTGCAGGTATTCCTTAATGGACGGAAGCAAGGTACCAGAACCAAGAGCCTCAAGTTTTGCATAAGCATCATTGACCTTGTTTCCTGGGACCAGGTCATTGCGTTCACCCCAGGCCCGCAAGTTGGCAGACAAAGGAGCGCCCGTGCCTGTAACACTTCCATCCGTTGTGGCTTTGCCGGTCTTAGGGTCAGTACCTTGCATGTTGTGCATGATGTCCAACATCTTTTGGATGTTGATGCGCATATCGTTTGCTTTGTTGGCCACATCTTGGGTCGTCATAACATTTTCAGCGGCAGACTTAGCAAGCGCCGTGGCCTTGTCAGTGGCGCCAACAGGCACTGCAGCAGAGACACTAGGTGTCGTTCCAGCTGGAGCAGACTTGTAGGCATCAACAAGAATCGAATTAGGTACTGTGCCGGTCGCTGCTGCCATGTTATTCGTGTTCACGACGGTTGGAAGGCCGTTGACCAGCACAGTTTGGGTTGTCGGCGTAATAGAGGCTTTATAACCTTCAGTCTGCCGCGCTTGAGCTCCAGTCGCTCCAATCTTGGCAAGCTCACCAGGCAATTGACCTTGGCTTGTCGCATAAGCATTGCTGCGCAGCACAGTTGGGTCCATGTCAATGGCTTGTTTAATCAGAGCATCGCCGCCAGGTTGACCAGCAAAGGTCATATCCAAACCTTGGCTGTAAAGTGTGCGTGCCATAGTTGGCACATCAACCCCAAAAGAAGTTGCATCGCCTGCTGCTTGGTTCTTAATGGTTGACGGTGTAACCATCTGAGTGCCACCAGCGGGAGTTGTCGGAGCATTAGGTGAACCACCGTAAAAACTGGCAAGCGTAGGAGGTTGCAAGTCAGAAGCATTGACCTGAGGAATGACTGGCACAGCTTGCGGACCTACACCAACAGGTGCAGCACTAGGCGCGCCTGCTCCGACTGGTAAACCAGTTGGCTGAGGCGCCAAAGCCGCAGTCATTGCGTCGCCTTTGGCTGACGGGTAGAAATGCTGCAATGCGCGTTGCGTGTTCAGATTGGACATTGTCACAGCGTTTGCGTTCTTGGCGGTTTCTGCAGCCAAGTTCTGTGTGTTGTACATGTTCTGAACGGCGCTGTTTGCACCGCCTGCATACCCGCCAAGTCCACCAGTCAGAAGTTGTAGGATAGTTGGCGCAGGTCCTTGTGACAAAGGATGCGGCGCTGACATATTGGCCAGGTTTGACGCTGCGCCAAGCCAGCCTTGCGTGCGTGCCCGTTGTTGTTGGTCAGCCGTTAGTTGGTCGGCGTTCGGAATGAAGAGGTTGCTATAATCCATGACCCATCCTTTACTTCGTTGCGCCGTAAGCGCCAAGACCAAGAGCACCGGCTCCTAACAAGTTACCCAACAACGATTGACCACTGAGAGGCGTTGTCGTCGAAGCAGAACCACCATAATTGCCTTGAATGAGGCCCATGTATTGAGCCAGATTGTTGTTCGGTAAGTTCTGGTTGTAATTCCACTTGTTGACGCTTGCGTCTGTGAGGCTTTGGTTGTAAGCATCCTGTGCAGAACCGACAGTGCCCAAGGCGTTTGCGTTTGCAAGACCTTGAGTTTGAACTCCGGTAGCTTGACCAACAGCATTGACTTGGTTTTGACGCTCTGCTGTGTAGTTGGCGCCGTAAGTGTTGGCGTACAGGTTGTTGAGGTTGTCGCCCAACGTCTGGTCAGCCTGATTTTTCTGGAAGGCTTGCATGCCTGAACCGTAACGCCCACCTGCTTCTGCGCCAGAGGTTTGGCCTCCGACAAGAGCATTGTAAGTATTCCCAATCTGACGTGTGCCAGCTTGGAACTGTGCATCAAGGTATGGGTTACCATTAAGGTAGTTGCCATTAAGCGTATTAGCTACCTGGGTTGAGGCATCACCTTGCAAGGGGCTGTTGGCTGCAGTTGTCGTGGCAGCATAAGCGTCTTTGGTTGCCTGTGACTGGTCCGCGACCGTGCTTCCGTTGTAATACTGTGGGCCCCCTGAGTTATAGTTGGCTTGCGCAGCCTGAAAGATGCCGCCAGTTAATTGGCCATTACCCTGGTCCCACCCTGCCAGGTATGGCTGTTGGCCAGACCATGGGTCAGACTTTGTCGTGGTCGTTGTGTTTCCGCCGCCCGATGAACCGCCCATTAGATGCTCCTCCGCATGGTATTCCAAACTATGCCCCAGTGGGGTAGAACCTTCTTCCAACCTGGTCGGCAATAGCCTTCAAGTTGGGTGCAACCTTGTGCCTTTGCCCATGCGATTATCAAAGGCTCGGCTTTTATCCACTCCCGCATCTTGGTGCCACCGACGAAAGGCATAGCACAAATTTTGCGGTTAGGGTACGAGGTAATGGTAGTTACTCCGCAAGCCACTATTTCGTCTCCTTTATTCCAAACCCATAACTGCATATCCTTTTTTATCAAGCAGTCATAGACATCTTCAAGTTTATAATCATGTTGACTTTTCTCAAGGGCACTTGCAATGAAAGGTGAAACCATACCCCATAGAAGTGGAACCCTTTCTGCTGGAACGCCTGTCAACATGTTACCACCAATTCGCAAGCTTACCAATGCCGTAAATGGCACCTGCACCCACACCGACTGGGCCAAGCATTGAGCTAAGACCTAGAGCAGCAGCAGTTCCACCCGCAGCTGCCTCACCGCCCGCAGCAGCGGCAGCAGAACCAAGACCCGCAGCAGCAGCACCAGTTCCGGCAACTGTTCCAGCGCCTGCACCTAAGCCTGCAGCAGCAGCGGCTTCACCACCTAACGTAGCGCCCTCAGCGGCAGCAGTTCCTGCGGCAGCGCCGCCAACTGAGCCGCCTACACCAGCAGCTCCAGCGGCGCCCGTTCCTGCAGCAGTGGCACCTGCGCCAGCCGCTCCAGTTCCGGCAGCATCCGCAGCAGCGGCGCCGGTTGAGGCAGCAGTTCCAGAAGCAGCACCAGGCGCTGCCATAAGATTGGCACCAGTTCCTGCTGAGCTTGCAGCATTGCCGCCGCCAGCCAACAGGTTTCCTGAATTAGAAGCAGTGTCCAAAGCGGGACTTGCTCCGGCGCTTGGGCTGAACAGGTTTGAGCTTTGCGCGCCAGGACTAAGAAATTGTGAGGTTCCTGTGCCGCCTGCTGAACCTTGAGGAAAAGCACCAGGTCCTGGGTTCATAAAGTTGGAAGCAGCAGCACCTTGGTCCGTCATAGGTCCGCTACCGGCCATAACCGAGTTTGGATTGACACCAGACGCCATTGTGTAGCGGTCATACAAGTTGGAAGCATCACCAGCCAACTTACCTGCGCCATTACCCATGTCATACATGCTCTTCAAGTTCTGAACGCCGGTAACCGGGTTCATGCCTTGGCCAGGCGTCTGAGTTTGGGCAGTTGACGAAGGCGAAGCAAGTCTGTTGCCCTGCATTGTGTTCATGGGGTTTTGCGGATTGCCAAAGTTTGTACGCTGTGGCAACATTGTCATGGCATTGGGGCGAGGACTAATAAACATGATTTACCCTATGATAAGAAGTCGAAAGGTCCGGTCGGCTTGAGAGTTATTAGCGTGCTGCACAGTTGCATTTCCTTGAACTGCCGCATTCGACGCCATTTGTTGGGACACATACAAAGTTTGTTTGGCCGCAGCAGCATTGGCAGTTATAGGCATGAAGTCAATGAAACTGTTATTCGTTATCCTGTTGTCCGTTATCGTGGAACTTGAAGCGTTTGGCGTAAGCGTAAAGTTGGCAATGACAGCATTCATTTTGCCTTGGTTGAGCAAATTGACTGCACGAGCCAATTTGCGGCGATGTTCTTTGTCGTCTGGTCCGACTTCTGGTACACCAGAATAACCTGGATTGTTTCCGCTCATCTGCTGCCCTCCAGGTCAAACTCCTCAAGGTCAATCCCACTTATATGCGACCACACATCACCAAGTTGTGTCTGGATGCGCCCGCGGTGGTAGCGTCCACGGTTGTACGGGCGCGGAACTGAGCAGGAACCATTCGGTTCTTGTGCTTGTGCCGTACCAAAGACAACTGACTGTGAGATTTTATCGCGAGCCGCGACTGCAAGGGTTGCCGTGCTGAGGTCAACCAGCGGGCGCGCGCGGTGCACGGTAACCTGGTTGCCAGGAGCAAGCTCGAAGTCGGTGGAGTCCACCGTCGCAGGAAGGTTTGCACCATCAAAATACCCATACTTGTGATTAACATCAAAGGCAGCAAGTACACTACGACCGCCAGCCCAAACTTGGGAGTCAAGCGGAAATGGAAGCGCGTCTAAGGTTCCAAAGGTGTCCAACTGCTCAAGCGTTTTACCAAAGGTCGCACCGCGCATCAAAAACTCAATCTGGACTGAGTTGGCAGCTGTCACAGCCCACTTGTTGAATACTGGACTGTAAATAAGTAGGCGGTTTGGGTTACCGTTTGAAGAACCGGCGCCAGGATAAGCCCAGAAAATAAGACCGCGAGCCGGGTCAGCAACACTGCTGATGCGGTCAAGGTAACTGGACTGCAAATCTTTGTAGAAGAAGGTGTCAACGCGACCTTTGCCAATAGGTGCCGAGTTGGAACCATCAAAAGCATAGAAACCATCTTCTGAAGGGTAGTAAGCAGTGTCTCCATACTGAGCCATGGCGCCAGTCGCAAGCAAACCACGCGCACCTTCAGCAGGTAAGAAGTCAAAGATGTCCGGCAAACCAACATAAATGGCTCGGTACACGGCGCGCTCAAAGAAAATGCCTGCGTTTGCAGTACCAAGGTTGCCTGCAATGGCCTGAAGTTTGCCGTGAGGTCCTGGCATGTCTTGAAAATCGGATAAAGCATTGGCTGCAGCTTGTGTGCCAGGCGTCGGAGCATTGGTTGGGTCATTAATGGCAAGAAAGTGCACCCGTTGTGGCCTGTCACCATACGTTGCATCAGTGGTATTGCCTAAAAACACCCAATCTTTGACAACAGCAACCTCATGAGCGCGCAAGGAGGTCAGTCCGGTCGCAATCATGTCAGCAAAGTTGGAAGAAACACTTTCCACATAACTTTGGATAGGGTCAGAGAAGTTGGTGGCAATCGTACGGGTACCAAAAAGTGCCATGCGCCATTGCGAGCTGGACCCAGTTGTGTAGGAACCAGCCTTTGAGACGTCTGCAGGCGTCGTGCCAGGAGGCGCAAGACGATAAAGCTTGGTTGCATCGCCAGCAAACACACGGACGTTGCCAGCCGAGTCTGTAATGGACAACCCACCTTGACAACGTCCGACTAAGGCCGAGGAGAAGGGTTGATGTGAAGGCATAGGACCATAGGAAGCGGCAGTTGCAGGCACCACATTGAAAATAGTGTCAGAGGCATCGCTCGGCAAATCCGGCATGTCTGGTGCAAATTCTGAGATACCTGCGACGCTCATGGACAGCCTCCGTCAGACTGCATGCGCTGATTAGAACCCATTTGGTCAGACCCATCAGACTCATAAGCAGCAAAAAGCAACCGTTCACGGTCAGACTCAGCCTTTGCTTGCTTGGTGTCGTTGCCGTAGTAAGCATAAGCCTCGGCAAGTGTCGCTGCTACATAGATTTTAGGATGGGCAGTAAGCAGCCAGTTGGTTGTGTTGCTGTTTGACAGGCTTGGCAAGCCAAAGTAGGTGAAAATGCCCGCATAAGATGTGTCAGGTGGTGGTGTGACACGGATTTGATTGCCTTGAACCGTATAAGCAACTGGTTTATCAGCATTGGCATTCAGACCCCACCGGTCAGAAACGTTTGGCGGTACAAAGTCAAGTTCCACATTAGGTGCACCGGTCAGTAGCAAACTGCGTTGGCGGTAAAACCCAGAGGGAAGCGCTGTGTACTCCGCGCTGATAGTGAATGCAGCATTGACTGTTTCACCTTGGCGTAATTGAAGACGACGCGCCGCAAGGCGAAGCTCGTCCTCAGCCAAAGCAATCCAGTCAATGACAGCCGTAGCAGCATCAGTGTCCAAAGACCGGTTGATGCGGCCAAGGATGTAGGTCTGGAGATGGGCGTATGTGTCTAAAGCCATCAGACCCTCCCAGGCCAAACGCGAAATGCCGCGTGTTCAGAGTCATTTAAGAAGTCGCGCACAACCTGACCTTTGAAGTCACGCTGCGTCAGACCTCTCAATTTCAACCACGCATAGACAATAATTTGTGGGAAACTACCAGCAAGGTAAAAATCACCTGCCTTATTTTTCCCTGCGTCATTGCCGCCATTGTTGCGTAGCTCTTTAACATTATCAAGCACTGGTTCGACGTCCTGCACCATTTCGAGGCTGAAGGTCTTCTCAGCTTCATCATAATGCAGATACTCAACGACATCACCGTCTTCAGAGTTACCACTGACACGCTCGGCATCAGCAGACCTAGACCTGACGGCAAAGTCTTGCGACCTGTCATCAACGGGTTTGACGATTGGCTCATTAGCGAGCCTTGAGAGTACGTCTTGGACTTCCATTTAGGACTCCAGTGGCGTAATGTTAAGTTTGGCTGAAGTCGTTTCCTGGATGTATGCAATGGTGCTGAACTGTTTGCAGTTCACCAACACGTCAAAGTTTGGAGAAAGCATCATGTCATTGGTTGTAGCCGTGACACTTGCTAACCCAAACTTGACGTACACGTTACCAGTAACCTGCAGCCGAACAACCTTTGCTCGTGTACCATCATTCATATTAGGAATGGCGGTACTTGCCGTGGAGGCACCAGAGACAACAGTTATGCCGGTGGCACCTACGGAATAAGCATCATCATATCCGTAGTTCTGTCCCATGCTACGCTCCTACAACAACAGTTGCGACCAAAGGTGCACCACCTGCGCCGCCGCCTGCTGGCGTGATGCGGAAGGTGCCGCCGTCTTGGACGTAAGCGGTTGCAGTTGGCGCCATCTGCTGACGTACATTGACGCCTGCAGCGGAACCCGCTGTCAACTGAGTGACCAAGCACCCGGAAACGTCCGTGAAAGTTGTCGAGCCAGGAGGCGCATAGGCCAACTGGAAAGCTTCATTCGCGGTCGTAACAGCAGCACCCACAGTCACGTGGAAATCCTTGACACGACCTGGTTTCAAGACAGGCATGTAAAGTACGGTGGCAATCGCAGCAGCCGAGGCGACTGAGTGCGGCATATCACCGATTTGGGTTGGGGAAGGTAACGTCATTTACTATCTCCTTTTAGCTTGAGTGCGAGCAGCAGGAACATCCTGTGACTCGTCAGCCGAGTTAGCTGCGGCCTTGGCTTCTTCTGCTTCCAGTTTGGCCAACTCTGCTTTTTCAGAACTCAGCACAACAACCTGGCGCCGAGCTTCAAGAATAAGCAGGTCAGAAACTGGAATTTCATAATCCCGCCAATACAACATCTCGCGGTTACCAGACCAAGGCTTGCGGTCAGTAACGCACTTTACCCACGCAGTGTCTGCGCCAGCGAAGTCTTCCTTTTTGTACGTGGACCTGGTGACGCGCTCAACAGGTTTCACCTTTGGTGAATTGTCATGCTCATTAATCTTGTCCATTTCCGCTTGGAGCTCTTCGCTCACTTGTTGCTCTGCCATGTTTCTCTCCATGTGTGTTAGAAGGAAAGGATGGGGCTTTCGCCCCACCCCCTAGTCAGTCTTACGACGTGGTCAAGTCAGCGACGATAGCTGAACCAGCTTCGTTGCGTGCTTCAAGCGTATATTCCACAACAATCGCACCCTTGGTCGCATCGCCGGTCGCTGCAACGTCTTGCGTTGCCATTGGACGGAGATAAGCAAAGGCCCACAACTCAGTCGTGAGAACGTGCAAGTCACGGTCACGAGAGAAGCGGTTTGCGATAATGCTGTGTTGGCCAAAGTCCGACACGTAAATGTCGATGGCAGTGTTCAGCGTCTTGTCGCCGGAGTTGTTGTCAATGCGCGAGACGTTACCGCCGAACGAAGAAACAACCTGCTTGTTGAACGGACCCGCCATAATCAGGTCAGGGTCACCGCCCGCCGTCCAAGACTGCTGGATAGCAGTCTTGAGCAACGACTCAGTCAACGGACGCTGCGTACCATCGGTTGCAGCCGTCGCAGCGCCACCAGAAGAACCGGTCGCACCACGTTGTGTGTTGGTCGTGTACCAGGCATCAAGCGAACGAAGTTGGCGAGCAGTCGTGGAGTTACCCGTGACTTTCGCCTGGTTGCCCGTGGTGCCGGCTTCCATATCACGACGCAGTTCTTTACCGCGCTTCATGATTTGGTAAACCATTTCATTGGTACGACCTGCTTTATTCACCGCATCCTGGGTCTTAGACACAACGACAGTCTTGTAAGCAATCTGGCATTGGTTGTCGACACGGGACGTGAAGGCTGGCGTCGAGTAGGTGTAATCATCACCTTCAAGCTGAGCATTCGAAGAGCTTGCAGCAGCCAACGTGTCAGTCTGCCATTCGTGCTTCGTTGCATTCGCTTTCGAGGTAGGAATACGACCTAAGAAGGGCGTATCTACAGGCGAGATGTTGTAGATGGTGTCCATAAGGTCTTCGCGATTACCAATCGCGGAGAAGGTCAGGACGGTGCCGGTTACGATAGTCATGTACTGCTCCCTTTAGATTAGGCTCGCAATCAGGTCTGCCTTTTGTCGGTCAGAACTCACTGTGCGAACACGGTTGAGGACTCCCTTTCTTTGGTCGTTCGAAGGAGACGCGCCGGTGGCTGCACCAGAACGAAGCGTCGCGGTCGGCTGAGGCGCAGTTTTCTTTGCGGCTGCCGCTTTGAGGTTCGCTTGGTATACACGCCAGGCCACTGCTTCACGGATAATCTGGACGTGGCGATGGTCAGCCACAATCTCGACTTCCTCTGGGCGGTAACCATAGAAGTCAACGGCCGCTTTGCGGACGCCGTCCATGATTGCCTTAGCCTTCGCCGGGTCTTTGAACTCAGGGAACTTGTCTTGCAACTGGTTCCATTCGTTATCAAGATACTGGGCCCTTTGCATCTGCAACGCTTGCTGTTGGGCAACTGCTGCATTACGAAGGACTTGGGCGAATGCTTCATACTCAGACGCACGAGCTGGGTCTTTGACCTTGAGCGCCAAGTAATCCGCTTCAGATTTGATGTCCGCAAAACGAGCAGGCATCAGTTGTGAGGCAACGGCATTAAGTCTCCCAAGTTCAGCCAAATAGTGGGACTGGGCTTGGTTTGCGGCCTGTTGCAAATCCGCGAGCTGACGCTCACGTTCTGCTAGGACGCGCGAACGCTGAGAGAAGGCAACTTCACGTTCCTGCTCCCGAGCTACAACACGTTGTTGTAGAGGGGTGGGGAGTTGCGTAAAGGTTTCCTTGTCATCATTCGGCCAGCTTGCAGGAGGAGCGATGGCACCAGGTGTCTGGGGTTCGCTCGTTAGGGCAGTACCGGACTTGTCTTCATCCTCACCGATGGCACCAGTTGTCTGGGGTTCGGCTTCGCCTGTGGTTGTAACCACGGCATTGGTTGCGGAAGTATCCGAGCCAGCGGCTTCGGCTTCCAAAAGGTTTGTGATGCTGTCAACGCTAGCATCAAGACCCATGTTTTCTGTTTCGGCGGCCATGTTACGCCACCACAATACGGGTTGTGCAACGTATCTTGTCGCCATCAACAGCGAAGTCACGGGTCTTACCATCCTTGTTCAAAGGATGGATGTAAAACTTGATGGTCTTGTCAGGGTTGCGATTGGCAACCAGACGGAACTCACCATAACCGCTTGGCAGTGACTCGTCAAGGTAAGTTTCAAGTGTGTCATCTGCCAGGACAACTTCAGGAGCAGGCTTGATGGTTGGGTCCTGAGGACGTTCGTTTAAACCTGCTTCATCAGGTGCATCTTCTTTTGCACGAGCAGCAGCAGCAGTTGCTTCAGCAGCGGCTTGTATTTGTTCTGGCGTCAAAGCTGCTGTATCTGCAGCAGAGGCGGTCCCAGTATCTTGGGTGGCGGCGTCTGTCATGTTACTCTCCGTCTTGTTGTTGTTGCGCAGCTTCTTGTTCGTCTCGTTCGAGTTTGCGCTGCTCGAGAAGACCACTCTGCTCCAGACCTTGGAGCGTTTGAGTTACTTTGCCAATGGCCAGCAGAAGATAATAGAACTCCTCGCGTTCCTTGGTTTGTTCCGGGTTCGTTGCTGCCCAGCCTTGGAAGGCATTGGCGCGCACAGCCTCAGTTACAGAAACAAAAGTCTCTGACTTAAGAAGTTCACGTGCCGAGTTGCCGAGGCGGATAATATCTTCTTTAGACATGAGGCAGCATCCCTTGTTGTGGTGGCATCATCGGACCAGGTCCTGGGCCAGGCGGCATTCCAGGAGGTGGACCACCAGGCCCCATCATCGGGTTAGGCGGAAGAGGCACCCCAGGTCCTGGACCTTGAGGTCCTTGTGGCATAGGCGGCATCGGGCTGTCCATGCCAGGCATGAATGGTGGTTCACCTGAAGCATCACCGGCATCCTGCTCAGCAGCTTTGTCTGCGGCTTCAGCAACCTTTTCACCCAACAGGATAGCAGCCTCAAGGCGCTTCAGTTCAACATCCATCAACTTCATTTCACGGTCGATTTGTTTCATCTGCAAGTCAACACCAAGAACTTGCATTTTGGCCATGTGTTGCTTCTCTTCAGGCGATGGGCCAGGAGGCGGAGGTGGCGGAACAGAGTCAGGGTCAGTAAAGTATGGGTCAGGTGTTTTCCAACCCGAAGCTTCAACCAGTTTAACCAGTGTGTTGTACACGTTCTTGTCAGTGACCAACTTGCCATGCCCGCCACCAGCAATAACTTGCTTTTGGACATTGAGAATGCCTTGAGCAATTGCAGCCTGCTGAACCTTGTTTGCAGAGCCGGCGCCTACGGCAACCGTAACGTCCATCCGGTCTTTCCAATCGCGCGGGTCGATGTTGACCCATTTGTTGCGAAGGCGAACAACACGAGCCTCGTCTTGGTATTGGCAGGTAAGTTGGAACACTCGGCGATAGAGGCGCTTGAACCCGCGCTCAGCAAACACGCGAGCAATAAGTTCAAGACGTTGTTGGCCTGCATCCGTGGCAAGCGCGGCACTGACTGCGTTGGCGTCAAGGATGTCTTTGCTCAAGGCTCCGGTCTGAGGTCCACTACCAACTCGGTCCTGACGAACCTTATCGAAGTACTCAATGATTTGCTGCGCTTGCGGTGCAACCATGACAGTCGGCAACGGCACAATCGCACTGGCATTCGTCAGACGAACCACACCACCTGGGCGTACGTCAAGCATATCATCCATGTTGGCACCTGCACCAACAACACCATAGCGTGGCGCATTGGCAAGGTAGATGCTGTCAAGCATGCCGCGAACAACCGCAGTCTTAATATCCTGGATGTCATGGGTCTTGTCGTAGATGCTTTCCCCGTAGAACTTATGACACTCAGGGTTCGGCGTCAAATCAGCAAAAGCATGGTCGTCTGTTTCTTCATTGCCTAGCAACACAGTTGAGGACTCGCCTGCCTGCGCAGCAACAGTGACCTTGCGCCATTCAGCAATGCCGTCGCCATCATAGTCAACAAGCAAGTAGGCTTCGGTAATCCACACACGCTGCATCGACTTGTCAAGCAGGTCGGACTCAGTGGTGAATGGCATCTGGTCTTCATCAGCGAAGCGCTCAGTGCGTTCTTGCGTATAATCCTGGTCGTCGCCAGGAGGAATAGATGCAACCTTGTCCGGGTCGAACCCGCATTCGAGCAGGTCACTGATGGTGCGCTTGCCGCGATGTGCAAGGAACCCGGCTTTGTCGATGCTTGGTGTGCGGCGTTCAACAATGAACTCGTCAGGTGGCACGTTCTCAACAACAAACTTCTTGACTGGCTTGGTTGTAACAACAACGCAGTCAACCACAATGTTTGGAACCATGGTTGGTTGACCAGTGTACTGGTCAGGTGGACCAGGCGATTGAGGGTTCTGCGGGTCTGGGTACTGCTTGACATCGGACACGGTAAGCGTTGGGTCAGTGGCCAGTGTTTGGAACTCAGGCAGTGTCAACCCGGTGTAGACGTCCTTGGTACGCTTGTTGCGCACGTCACGATAGATTTTGACAATGCCGTTCTTCTTAAGCAGTGAGTCCTTAATCCACGTATAGAAAATCTCGAAGCCGTTGTTGTCTTGTGTGATGATGTGGTTGATGTAGTCAGTCGCTTGGTCCGCAGCATCCTGGTCCTTCTCAGTCGCAGGCTCGAAGACGCAGATGCGGTCACCTGAGGCAAACACGCGCATAAAACTTGGCATCATTGAGTCAATGGCCTCAGCGACGTCGCGGCTCACAACCTGTGAACGACCATCAATCTCATTGCCCATAGGTTCGCCGCGGTAATACTTATCAGCATTGATGCGCTTGGATGCAAGTTTGCCTGAACCGTACCATTGGTGGCTGTTATTGATTTTGGAATTGATGATGGCCAACAACTCAGTGTCAGTCATGGATTTGTTTGGTGCTTGAGCTCCAGGCATCGCGGAGTTGTCGGTCGGTGCAGTATCGCCAGCGCCAATGACAGTCTGGTTGGAGGTTGCACCGGCAGTTGAGTTGGGATGTATCAATGAGTTGACGATGTCCGCAATCTGAACGTCGTTGTGGTCTGTGTCAGGATGTTCAGTCGACCCGGCATGTGTGATGTCCAGGGTTTGACCTGGAGCAGTGACTGGGGTTGTTGGTGCATTCGGTGAAGTCATGTTACTTACCCAACCTCTTATTCATTTTCAATGCAAAGCGGCGCAGCCGTGAGTCCTTGCCTTTGGCACCAATGCCGATAGCAGCAGTTGCTCCGAGCTGTCCACCAGCCTTGCGGTCGTCAGTTGCCATATTGGCAACAGTAAAACCTTTGGTCTTTGGTTTCTTCATGCCATGTCTCCATTAATCCAGGAGCGACCAAGCAAGCAATCCAACTTGTAGCGCAACCACTTCATTGGTGAACGCTTGATGTAAGGCAGGATGTTGTGCTGCATGTAGTCTTCATTGTGCTGAGCGATTGTTTTCATTACACCACCCAATTTGTTTTGTACTTGATGGGTTTATCCCAGTTGCTTTGGCCACCAACCTGTCCGATACCTAGAGCCAAGTGACGGAAGGCGTCAGCAGGATGTGAAGCCCAGTCATGTCGTGGATATTCACGAAACACTTTGCGCTTATCATCCCAGTCTCTGCGGTAGTTGCGCAGGCCAGACACACCGTCTCTTGTGCCACGTTCATCAAAGCGGCAGGTTGGCATAGTAAACTTGGCATTCTCAATACCATCATTCACCGAGGTCTGCGATGGCAGGACGATGAAGTCCTGTTCATTGAGACCAAGGCCGACGAGTGTTTCCTTCCAACCGATTGCCGTAATCTCTTTCTCACGGTCTGCATCAGCTGGTACAATGTGCTTGCCAAGCGTCCAGTTGTTTTCTTTGAGCATACGGACATAAGCATCAGCACGCAGGTTCTGGCCTTCGAGATACTTAATCACCCGAGGAGTCTGTCCATCCATCTGGAAGCACCAGATACCTGTCGTGCCACCCGTGTCCCAGGCTGTATGGACAGCGAGACGTGGGTTGTGACCGAAGTCACCGATGTAGCCTGAAGCTTCCATCTCATCGAGGATGGAGCCATAGTAGGAACCCATGACGGAACCGTAGAAGCTGCATTCATATTCAGCAGCGTACTGTTCAGCGGTCATGTGCTTACGAGCGTCAACCAGCTCCTCTTCATCAAGGATACCGGTTTGAGACGCCTTGAGCATCAGCTTGAACCAATCATCGTCGTCTTGTGCTTTATCCCACAAGTCTTTGAAGTGGTTCTTACCGCGTGGTGTCCCAATGAATGTTGCCCAACCTTTGCGGTCAGACAAGGCAGGGCGAATAACTTCAGGCCAAGCACGTGGGTCTTGGTCACCATACTCATCAGGGATTACGCCGTCGAGATAGATACCACGCATGCGGTCATAGTTGTCAGCGCCGTAAAGACGTACACGACCACCATTCGGGAAGTCGACACGCAACTCGGTTTCATTGGGCACAGCACCTGGCACACCAAGCGCATAGAACTTCAGGTATCCCCAAGCAACGTCCTTGGCTTGGCCATAGGTGGGAGCGATGTATGCGAAGCGAGGTTCAGGTAAAGGACAGGTCAATGCACCTTTGACTAAATCATTGATGCAACCAACAGTCTTACCAAAACGTCGATGGCAGACCAGTACAGACCAGCGTTGTGTCCGGTTATGATAAGGAATAAACTGTGAGCGAGGCTTGTATGGGATGTCAACTTCCCGCACTCCAGGGTCAATGGCCGGTGCGACCGACCGCTTCATCGCTACTTTTTTCAGGACTGCCATTTTACCACCAGCGTGTGAGTGACTGGTTTGTTGGCGTTCCCTTCAATGGATTGAAGACGAGGATGGAGGTAAGGCGCGGTGTCAGTCGCGCATGATTGTGACTTGGATGCGAGGCGCTCGGCTTCGTAGA